ACTGCAGGAATTTATCGTGCAGAAGGATTTAAAGGGCCAATCTATTTGATGCCAGTTGGTGGAGTTGAAAGTGTCTATGCGCTTAATAATAAGACAGTAGCAGAGATGGCTATGAAGCATGGCTTACGCTATAGTGATAGACTGCAAGTTCCTTTATTTAAAAACGAGTGGGGAACGTAATTGCCGTTGGATGGCAACTTTTGTGGAGATACTTACTTTTATCAAAAAGCGGTATGGCGGCGAAGATTTTCCTGGTTGCCACACCGATGTGATTGTAGTGGTAGAATAATTTGGTTGGCATTTGGATATTTAGGAACTGCTATGTACACCGGACCGGGTACCCCTGTGTTTGAGTATCACTGGCATCATGAATATGAGCATGTAGTATGGTTAATAAAAAATGGAAAAGTATAATGAGTTTATTTGATATATTTAAAAAGAAAAAGATAGCTGTTGTAGCGCAGGAACAGCTTAAATCGGCCAAACAGATTGCTACTGAACGCGGCGAAGCATATTTCGATGTTATTAGTATGGAGATTGATCCTAATGATATCAATCAAGGTGCGTTTGAGTTTGATTGGAATGATAAAATGATTGCCGATCTTATTAGGCATGGATATCAAATGGATCCTAGAGATACAGATGCTGATATTGTTGATCGTTGGTTTACCGCTGTATGTCGTAATGTAGTTTTAGAAACTGCCGAACAATATGAAGCTATGAATAAGCGGGTAGTTAAGTCACGTGATGTAGGCGATGGGCGCTCGGAGGTTTCTTGATTTTATATGTAAATGGAGATAGCCATACTGCCGCCGCAGAAGCCGTTAACAATCATGCGTTTGCTGAGGACGACCCACAACTATATTATCTTGGAAGATTGCCCCATCCAGAAAATTTACAACACAGTTGGGGAAAATTATTAAGCCTTACCCTACGTGCTGGATTCCATTGCGGAGCTGAAAGTGCCAGTTCCAATGCTCGAATTTTACGCACAACTCGAGAATGGTTAGCTAATAATCCAAATCAAGATGTACTGTTAATTATACAATGGTCCACTTGGGAACGTGAAGAGTGGTACGACCACGAATCAAAACAATACTTTCAAGTTAATGCAAGTGGTATTGACCAAGTTCCGCAAGCATGGCAGGAAAAATATAAACAATATATCATAGGAATTGATTGGCAACATAAAACAGATCTAGCGCACGAAGAAATTTGGGCCTTTCACAATGAACTTGTTGCCCAAAATATTAAACATATCTTTTTCAATGGCAACAGCGATTTTTCCAAAATTAAGGATCAGAAGGATTGGAGTTTAAATTATATTGGGCCATATGACTCTAATCAAACATTTGATGCTATTATACAAGCTGCAGGAATTGACACAGTTGCACCCAATTCCTACCATTATGGCAAAGATGGCCATAGCTTTTTTCACCGTTTTATGTTACAATACATTATTGCAAATAAATTTATTTAAGGTTACAAATGCGCTATGTGCTGATCGATACAGCAAATCTTTTCTTCCGTGCTAGACATGGTGCTTTCCGTGCGGCAGACACCTGGGAAAAAATAGGATTTGCATTGCATATTACATTAATGGCAGCCAATAAAATGGCCCGAAGATTTGAATCAGATCACGTAGTTTTTGCCTTGGAAGGCCGTAGTTGGCGGAAAGATGCATATAAACCATACAAAGCTAACCGTGCGGTAGCCCGTGCAGCATTGACGGAACATGAAGCCGAAGAAGATAAAATGTTCTGGGAAACTTATGATAATTTAACTAAATACTTGTCAGAGAAGACCAACTGTTCCGTTATTCGCTGCCCCACAGCAGAAGGTGACGATATTATTGCACGTTGGATTGCATTACACCCCCAAGATGAACACGTTATTATTAGCAGTGACACTGATTTTGTCCAGCTCATAGCACCAAATGTTAAACAATACAACGGAATAACCGACGAATTAATCACCCTAGAAGGAATTTTCGATGCTAAAGGCAAAGCAGTCATCGATAAAAAAACTAAAGAACCTAAAACAATCCCTAATCCGCAATGGCTACTCTTCGAAAAGTGTATCCGCGGCGATTCGTCGGACAACGTCTTCTCGGCCTACCCGGGAGTCCGTACTAAGGGCACTAAGAACAAGGTTGGCTTACAGGAAGCATTTGAGGACCGCGATCGCAAGGGCTACAACTGGAATAACATGATGTTACAACGCTGGTCTGACCCTGATGGTCAAGAGCATAGAGTTTTAGATGACTATGAGCGTAATCGTGAATTAATTGATTTAACCGCACAACCACAAGCAGTTAAAGATATAGTAGATTTGGCAATTATTGAGCAAATTAGTCATAAAGATGTTGGGCAAGTTGGTGTAAGATTCATGCAATTCTGCGGCAAATATGAATTAAACAAATGTTCCGAGTCGGCTGAATCTTTTGGCAAGTGGTTGAATGAAACCTATACAGGAGTATTAAATGGCTAAAGATTTATTTTGGATTTCTACAACTTTTACAATTTTGCTTGGAATATTACTATTGGCATTTTGGCCAAAAGAAAACTCAAATGTAATTGTAATAAAATATGATTGTAGAATGCTTATGGGCGGGTGGCATCCTGATGCTCCGCCAGCGGTAGTAGAAGAGTGTCGAAAAAGGAGTAGCAAATGACCATAGTGGCTAAACCAGTAATAGATAAACAATTTTGGATTTTACAAGAAGATGACCGAAAGGTTGGTAATGTAGAAGCCTGCCCTGGGGGGTATCAAGTAAAAATCAATAATCAAATTATTGCACAATATAAAACAATCAAAATGGTTGAGCGCAATATTAATATTCAGTTTGAAACTATGAACAAGGTTGAGAAGAAAAAATCTCCTACTTTTACAGTTCACGGATTTCCTACTGCGGGTCGTGTACATAATCCTATGTGGGATGTCCCGCAAAAATTGCCTATCTATACCAAAACAAATAAAAGTAAGAGCTGGCACGCTGCCGGTTGGTATACGGTTAAGAAAGGTCGTCGCTGGGCTGCCATGCAAGATCCAAAATTAATTGTATTACAAAGATATCCTTACCAAGGACCTTATCACACACAAGAGGAAGCAGAACCAAAATGACAAATATGTTTCGCGACAGCGATAAATTTATGACAGCCTGCGAGCAGTCGATCTCGGGCATGAATGACGAACAATTTAAAATGTATTGTTCGTTAATTACAGAGGAATACGAAGAACTTGCGGTCGCTATTGCTGCAGAAAATCCGGTAGAAACACTCGATGCACTTGTAGATATTTTAGTTGTTACCATTGGTGCAATTAATTCTATGGGGGCAGACGGTGAAGGGGCTTGGCGAGAAGTCATGGCAACTAACTTTGCCAAGATTGATCACCGGTTAGGGAAGGTAAGACGTCGCGATGACGGAAAAATTCTCAAGCCCGAGGGTTGGGAACCACCACAGTTACAAAAATTTCTAAAGAGGGAACATTGAGTATACATCTACAAAAATTTGTTGAGCGCATGCGAGGGCATGATGCTCGAGGAGCTAAGGATTTTATTATGCCCATGGCTGATGCTAAAGGTATGCACGCTGACCTAACTGAACTGCTACTTGAATTACAAACACTTAAAGAATCCGCGTTAGCGGCACAAACTGAAGAGGTTATACAGGTTCAAATAGACGGGGGTTCTTTTTAATATAGGTATATTATTGCTAAATACTATACTATGAGCCGCCCGAAGCCTACAATTTTAGCAGAACTCACAAATAAGGTAACCTACAAGACCGAACAGGTGTTGGCCAGCGACGGTATCTGGTGTGTATACTTTGAACAAAAGCCAATCAATCTTAAAACAAGTAATATGCTGGTTCAATACCCAGGACCTAAATATAAGAAGGTCTCTTTTTCAAATCCAGGACATGCTATTAACCTCGCTAAAAAACTTAATACTCAATTTAAAACAGATAAATTTACTGTAGTATTATTAAAACAAGGCCAACAAGTATTTCCATGACCCAATCAAAAACGTATTGCAAATTATCTCACGTATCATTGGCTGTACAAAACAAAGGTGACTGCTGCGTTTGTAATAAAAATAATGCCAGCTTCAGTAATAATGCAAAGGGAGAGCCAATGTATTTGGCCGACTTTGGATTGGAAGATATGTGGAGTAAATCTTCTCGACAAATTATTCCTAAAAAATTAGATGCAGGAGAACCGGTACAGAGCTGTCATGCCTGTTGGAATGATGAAGCCGCTGGTGTAGAATCTACTAGACAAACATTCAATAAATCCCTCGCCGATATAGAACCGGCCGAAGACCAGCCACGTATTTTAATTCTCAAGCCAAGTAATGTATGTAATTTAGGTTGTCGTACCTGTCAACCGGCAACCAGCACTGGATTGTATCAAGATTTTTACAAATTAGAGCAGGTACAAAATACATTTTCAGGAACATTTAAGGAATATACAAATCAATTTGAAACTATTCGCGACGGATTTGGTAGAGATAACCTACCAGTATGGGACACCTTTGAACGTTGGCTTCCAGGATTAGTGTTTCTTGACCTGTATGGTGGTGAGCCGTTGCTTGCCCCTGCTATGTGGGAAAGAATGGTTAAGGTTGCTAACGAAGGCGGAGCCGCAAACACCAAGATGCAAATGCATACTAATGGAACCATATGGAATCAAGAATACATCGATTGTCTACCAAAATTCAAATCGGCACACATTGGAGTTAGTATAGATGCTGTTGATCCTGAACAATTAAGTTATATACGCACTGGGGTCGACAGCAACAAGTTATTTAAAAATTTAGAAAAATATATTGCATTATCTAAAGCACACACTAATGTAACCGTATATATTTGTCTTACTGTTAGCATTTTTAATATCTGGTATCTAGATGACATTCTTAATGAATTATCTAACCGGGGAGTAAGTGTCGGACTAAATGTAGTTTATACTCCTGAACAATATGATTTTAGGCATTTACCACATCCTGTAAAAAATGCTATTATAGACAAGTTTACAACAAGTACCAGTAATTGTCGATCAAAACTTGAACCTATTATTAAATTATTACAAAATAATATTCCTGGATGTAATATATATTTTCCTAAATTTTGGTACGAACTTAAAGCCCTTGACAAGATTCGTAATGTAAAATTTGAAGAAATTATGCCTGAATATTTTAAAGCCATTACTGAAGCCGAACCTTGGTTACTCGATGTTAAATAATTTGTGCGTAATAAACTTAACCTTACTAAAGAGTTAGTTGCCCAGCTTCCTAAAGAACAATGCATTAGTGTTCAGTCGGCAAGAATAGCCTGGTGGCATAATTTGCGTCCGCAAGGCGGATTACGACTAACTGGGATAGGGTATTCAACTTTAGCCAATCAATTAAAAATTAAGTATTACGAATATTCTATACAAGATCCTAAACAATTTAATCAGAAATTAATATTAGACTTAGACCGTAAATTACAAATGCCATACTATATTAATGCAATTAAAGGAATTCCAAAAAGTATATTATTTTTTGGCAGCAAAGAAGCCGTGCTGATTAATTTATATGGCGACTTAGAAAAATTTCTTGACAATTATCAAATATAATGCTATACTGACACTATCAGAAGGAACATTTGTGGACCTCTAGCATAATTGGTTATTGCCGCAAACTCATAATTTGTACTATTCTGGTTCGAGTCCAGAGGGGTCCATAAATGTCCGTTCGAGTCTAAAAAGTCTCACCAATATTATTATATAATGTATATATTTGAAAAAAATGATAAATTAGGTTACTACCAATTTGGTGAAAATAAATTTCATAATAAAGTCACGGCATTAGTCGAAGGAACTAAACAAAATCAATTTCCCGAATGGAATTTTAATAAAACGTTATTTGATCAATATAACTGGATGGTCGAGCCGGATGTAACTATACGCGAATTATATCGTATCCGAGCACAGCAACTTAGAGACAAGTATGATTATATTCGATTAGAAGTCAGTGGTGGCGCTGATAGTAGTACTGTTGCATATAGTTTTATTAATAACAAAATACACTTGGATGAAGTAGTTTTTAGATATCCAAAAACTGGAGAAAAAAACGTCAGTGACGATCCATTCAACACCAAACCAGAAAATACACTTAGTGAATTTAAATACGCGGCTAAACCATTATTAGATTGGATCGCAGTCCATAGTCCTCGAACCAAAATTACCATGCATGATTACAGTATTGATATGTTAAACAGTAAGCACGATGAATCATGGGTATATACCACCAAAGATTATTTTCAACCGGGCCATCCATTTAAATTTACAGTCGATGCACTTGATGATCACAAACGAACTTTAGATCGTGGGCAACAAATATGTATTTTATATGGAATTGATAAACCTAAAATTTGTATTAAAGATAAAAAATGGTATCTATACTTTATGGATATACAAGCCAATTCTGCCAATCCAGTAATTGGAAATTACACTAATATTACCAATGAATATTTTTATTGGACTCCGGACTTGCCAGAATTAATATGTAAACAGGCTCACGTAATTAAAAATTGGTTTAATCTTTCAACTAATCAGTATCTGCAGCATTTGGTGCGATGGCCTAATTATAGTTTTGCCCAACGAACTACATTTGAACATATTATTAAATCATTAATTTATCCAGACTATGACCCAACTACATTCCAGACCAGTAAGCCTACTA